GAGATTTTCCTGTATAATTTGCAAAAAGGAATGTCAACATGGCATATTCATCTCAGGTCATTGACCATTATGAAAATCCGCGTAATGTGGGCAGTTTTGACAAAGGTGATGACAGTGTGGGCACTGGCATGGTTGGTGCGCCGGCCTGCGGTGACGTAATGAAACTACAGATCAAGGTTCAAGATGGCATCATCACCGACGCAAGATTTAAAACCTATGGATGTGGATCTGCGATTGCAAGTTCCTCTCTTGTTACCGAGTGGGTTAAAGGCAAGACGCTGGAGCAAGCTGCAACTATTAAAAATTCAGAAATTGCTCAAGAGCTCGCGCTGCCACCAGTCAAAATCCATTGTTCAATCCTTGCTGAAGACGCGATCAAGGCCGCGGTAGAAGACTATCAAAAACGGCATGATAATCATAACTGACGCTGCTCGTAAAAAAATCAAAAAATTATTGGAATCCAAAGGCTATGCTGGTATTCGCCTGGGAGTAAAAACCACTGGCTGTAGTGGACTTGCATATGTCTTAGAATATGTGCACAATTATCAAGCAGATATGACCACTATCAATTATGCCCAAGATGGCTTTGTGGTCTTGGTAGATCGCAAGCACGAAGTGTATCTCAATGGCATGACTGTGGACTATGTGCGCCAGGGCCTCAACGAAGGATTTGAATTCACAAACCCTAATGAACGTGACCGTTGTGGTTGCGGCGAAAGTTTCCGTGTATAATCCAAAATTTAACTATCGGCCCATCCCTCGAGTGGTGCTGGAAGGCAAACGATTCTATGCCACACCTGATGGAAAAAAGTTACCATCGGTAACTACCATCTTGGACAAAACCAAGAGTGAGGAAAGCAAGGCTGCATTGCATCAGTGGCGTGCTAGAGTGGGCGCTGACCGAGCACAACAGATTACCACAGAAGCAGCCAATCGTGGTACCAGAATGCATAGCTATCTTGAGCGTTATATCAAAGATGGTGTGATTCCACCGCGAGGATCCAATCCGTTTAGTTGGCCCAGCTATGTCATGGCCGAAGAAGTAATCAACAAAGGTCTGGTCAATGTTTCAGAATTCTGGGGCATCGAGGTGCCGCTGTATTTTCCTGGTGTGTACGCAGGCACCACCGACGGCGCAGGCATACATCTCAATGAAGAAAGCATACTGGATTACAAGCAGACCAATAAACCCAAGCGCAAAGAGTGGATTGAAGACTATTTCATGCAATTGTGTGCCTATGCCGAAGCTCACAACGAACTACATGGAACCCGTATCAAAAAAGGCGTAGTTTTGATGTGTGTTAAACCTGATTTGGATCAAAATCACAACATCATTGGCAGCCCCCAATATCAAGAATTTGTGCTGCAAGGCCAAGAATTTGAGCAATATCGTCAACAGTGGTGGAAAAAGGTCGAACAGTACTACATGCTAAATATGTGATACCTCAAGGAATCACATTGTGGCAATTGTACAAATATCAAGAATTACCAACCGCAAAGGGTTGATTGAAGATCTTCCGCAGCCCCTGGCCAGTGCCGAACTGGGCTGGGCCGCCGACACTCGTCAATTGTTCATTGGCAATGGAGATTTGGCCGATGGCGCACCAGTGGTTGGCAACACAGAAATCCTGACAGAATTTTCAGACATTCTGGCTTTGAGTGCTGCTTACACCTACAAAGGTGAGGCTGCAGGATACACAGTGCAAACTGGGCCCACAGCTGGTACACCAATTTCGCAAAGCTTGCAATCGTGGCTGGATCAGTGGGCCAGTGTCAAAGACTTTGGTGCAGTGGGCGATGGTGTCACTGACGACACTGCTGCTATTAATCGTGCTTTGTTCCAACTGTTTTGTAGACAGGTCAATCCTGCTATTAGACGCAGCTTGTATTTTCCAGCTGGCAACTATCTTATCACAGGCACAATCTTAGTGCCTCCTTACTGTTTGATGTACGGCGAAGGTCCAGAAAGCAGTATTTTGAATTTTCAAGTTGAAGAATGGACTTCGGCAGCAGCTTACCAAGCTGGTGTGCTGGTGCAAGTGACTTCGGCCGGTCCTTCATATGCTTACTATCGCAGCAATGCTGCTGTGCCCGCAGGCATTGCTATCAGCAATACCACTTACTGGACTCCAGAAACCCTGCCAAACTATGTGCTTCGCACCGCAGACAGTTTACAACAGATTGGTGCCAACATAGGCACCAATGGTGCCATTCCTCCTCAAAGCATCATGATAAACAACATGAAGTTGACCACTAACATGATCATGGACGGATTTTTGGTTCAAAATGCGGTAAACTGCAACTTTGACTCAGTTACCATAGCAGGACCAAGAATCGAATCTGATCTAAACACTGCCGCGGTGCCCACACGGGCCGTGGACTGGGCCAGTACATCAAGTCTGGTTTGTACTCATGTCAATTTCAACAATTGCAAATTCAGTGGTTTCACCTATGGTACCAACACTCAGCAACAAGTCAAAGCCTGTGTGATATCTGAATCAGAGTTTGACACTTTGTACCAAGGTGTTTATATTGGTGGGGTGTCACCTGTGAATGGTGGACCAACTGGTTTCAAAGTTTTGCACAATGTTTTTGATAACATATATGTGGAAGGTATTGTGATAACCAATGTGGCTCTCAATGCATCAGGCCACAATGCATTCTATGATGTTGGCAATCACTTTTTAGGTACCACACAACCGTACAGTGCTGTGATTGACATTGATGCTGCCAACAACATCAGTGTGGGCGACATGTTTCAGCGCAGCGACTTGTACGCCACAATATACCCTCGAATCGATCTAAACAATGTGGGCAGCATAGGTTTGACCAATGGCAGTCAGCTATCACTGGGAACCTATGTCCGAGCCACTGGTGTCTCGACTACTCTTAACAACAACGTCAGCAATGTTGCTTTGTATACCACTAACTCCACTTTGCCACCGACCAACAACAATGGTGTGTTTATTGCCAAAGCATTTCAAATGGATTACACTGTTGTGCGCAATGGTACCAATGTTCGCACTGGTAAATTCACTGTGGTAGCCAGCACTGATGGCACTGGGGCTACTATGGTATACGATGATTCAGGATTTCAAAATGCCGACACTGGTGTGACTTTTACAGCGTCAGAAGCTACCAGCATTGTCACAGTGGCTTATACCACAACCAACACTGGCGCCAATGCCACCTTGAACTACTCACTGACAAAATTAGCCTAATGTGGCATAATTCTTTTGAACAGAGATTGGCATCGTGGAATCTTCTGCGAGCCAATTGTCTCAACGTTGCATTGGAACAGGCCTTGGTTGATGTCAATGCTTGGTGGTTTGAATCTCCTTGGAGACCTTATCATTTACACTGGGATGATCTCAAACAATGGCCAGACCCATGGCAATTGTTAGATGACAATGTGTTCTGCTCTCTTGCTCGCGGGCTGGGAATGTTGTATACTATTGCAATGATAGATAGACCTGACCTGCAATCAGCAGAGTTAGTGGACACTGGCATGGACAATTTAGTCCTAGTGCACCAAAAGAAATATATATTGAATTGGGATCGACGGCAGATCGTAAATATCAACCTAACCCCGTTCAATAGCCTGCACAGTGTTGGTCAAGAACAAATAAAATTACAAATTCGGTAAAAAACAATGAAAAACATCACAGTTGTCAAGCGCAGCGGACAGCGAGAGCCATTGGCTTTGGAAAAATGGCAAACGCAAATTGCCAAAGTGTGCTCAGGCATTGCAGACGTCAGTCAGAGCATGATAGAAATCCGTACTCAGTTGCATTTCTATGATGGTATCACAACCAAAGAAATTGATGGCATAACATTGAGGGCCATAGTGGATCTCATTGATGTTGAAAGCAATCCTGATGTGGGGCATACCAACTATCAGTACGTGGCTGGCAAACAGCGACTCAGTATGCTGCGCAAAGATGTGTATGGTTCTTATGATCCGCCGTCGCTGTATGACATTGTTCGGCGCAATGTTGAAACAGGACTGTACACACCAGAATTGTTGGAATGGTATTCTCAAGACGACTGGAATCGTATGGATGGCATGATTGATCATGCCAAAGATGAACAGTATAGCTATGCGGCCATTGAACAACTGATTGAAAAATATCTTGTAAAAAATCGCTCAACAGGACAAATCTATGAAACGCCACAGGTACGCTACATGGTTGCAGCAGCTACTGTGTTCCACCAAGAAGAACCCAATACTGCCCGCATGCGCTACATCAAAGAGTATTACACCGCAGCCAGTGATGGATTATTCACACTTGCGACACCAGTGCTTGCAGGACTTGGCACTCCTACCAAGCAGTTCTCTAGTTGCGTTCTTATCCGTTCAGACGATGATCTCGACTCAATCTTTGCGTCTGGGGAAATGATGGCCAAGTATGCCAGCAAACGTGCCGGCATTGGTCTTGAAATTGGAAGATTGCGCCCACTGGGTAGTCCCATCCGCGGTGGCGAAATCATGCACACCGGCATGATACCATTCTTGAAAAAATGGTTCGGTGATTTAAGGAGTTGTAGTCAAGGTGGAATTCGCAACGCTAGTGCTACTGTATTCTATCCCATTTGGCATCATCAGTTTGATGACCTTATCGTGCTTAAGAACAATCAAGGCACCGAAGAAACCCGAGTCCGTCATATGGATTATGGGGTTGTGCTTAGTGCTTTCTTCTGGAGACGATTCAGAAATCGAGAAAACATAACTTTTTTTGATCCCAATGAAGTTCCTGACCTTTATGAAGCCTTCTACCGAGACACTGCTCTTTTTGAAGATCTGTATGTGCGCTATGAAGCACGATCTGACCTCCGGAAGAAGACTATGTCTGCAGAAGAGGTATTCAAATCTGGCATCCTTAAGGAGCGAACAGACACTGGTCGTATCTATCTAGTGTTCATTGACAATGTGATGAACCAAGGACCGTTTGATCCTGAGTATCACACCATTTACCAAAGTAACCTTTGCTGTGAAATTCTCCTTCCTACAAAACCTTTCAAGCGCCTAGATGACGATCAAGGTCGCATCGCACTTTGTACACTGGGCTCCATCAACTGGGGAGCGTTCCGTAATCCTGAGGACATGCGCAGAGCTTGTCGCATTCTTCAACGTTCGCTGTGTAACATATTGGACTACCAAGACTTCTTATCAATTCAATCGCAGTTATCAAATGACGAAATTCAGCCGCTTGGTATCGGTATTACTAACCTTGCTTACTGGCATGCCAAGCGCGGACTCCAATACGGTAATGCGGATGCTTTGGCCGAGGTTAAAAGTTGGATGGAGCACCAAGCATACTACCTTACGGAAGCTACCGTGGAACTGGCTCGTGAACGTGGTGCTTGTAAAGATTCGGCGAGAACCCGGTATGGTCAGGGTATCTTCCCATGGGAGCGACGAGCCGCTGGGGTCAACGAACTCACGAACTTTCAGCCTGAGCTAGACTGGGAACCCCTGCGTGAACAAATGAAGCAGCACGGAGTTCGCAATGCCACACTGATGGCCATTGCCCCTGTGGAATCCAGTTCGGTGGTGATCAACTCAACCAATGGCATCGAAATGCCCATGAGCTTGATTACAGTGAAAGAAAGCAAGGCCGGCAGCCTTACACAAGTTGTGCCCGAGTATCACAAGCTCAAGAACCGATATCAACTGATGTGGGCTCAACAAGACTGTGTGGGTTACATAAAAACTGCCGCAGTGTTGGCTGCCTATGTTGACCAAGCAATTTCTACCAACACTTTCTACAATCCCGCACACTTTCCTAACCGCAAAGTGCCTACCACACTGATTGCTACCAACCTCATGCTGGCACATCGCTGGGGTCTCAAAACATTCTATTACAGTCTGATCAACAAACAAGGCGCCAAAGCTCGAGATGAAGATTTACCAACGTTGGCTTTGGCCGAGCCCATGGAAGAAGATTGTGAAAGTTGTAAACTGTAAATGAACAGCTTTGAAAAAATCTGGGCTAGGGCCACCGGACACCTCATGGGACAAACTGACCATGACCGTCCAGATGTACCTATATTGACTTTGAGAGAGGCTCGAATAGCCTTGTTCTTGAAAACTTTTTGGGTTATAATACATGTGATCACCTGCGGGTTTATCATAGCAAACACCATAAGGCACTGGTAATGGATTTTTTAGGTAGGATTGATTGGTTCAACCATGACGGCGTGAACCTTGGCATGATCAATGACTTCGTGCGCAACCAATTCTACGATCGTGTGCTGTCAAGACATGTTGCAGGACATCACTGCACTGACATTGGGTTTGGCACTGGATTGTTGAGCATGCTGGCTCTCAAACACGGTGCAAGTCATGTGCGGGCTTTTGAAAGCGATCATGACAGATATCTATTGGGACGTGAAATCATACAGCGCCTTGGGCTGGGCAACAAGATAGAACTGGTCAATGAACGCTATGACAACAGCTATCCTACCAGCACAGTGACCTTTACTGAAACTGTGAATGGCAATTTGTGGTTGGAAGGCCTGTGGAATAGTTTACCACGAGATCAAAAATCTATTTTCTTGCCTGGAGAATATTTTTTAGAAATCTGGGCAGTAGCAGTGCCCAACAGTTTTGCCCAAGGACTTGGCGTACAAGAACAAACCAATAGAGTTTTTGCCCCTGGCGTAGATGTCGATACTGCGTTTGTGCAGACTGTAAACGAATTGGTATGCGAAACTGCTGATTGTTTTTATACCCCTACAATCTTGAATGAATTGAAACCAGGCATTGTAAAATTTGAACGACAAGTTGGCACTGTATGGAACTGGGTGCCTTATCTGCGAGCAGTACAAGCAGGCACCGTGGTTGCCAGTTATTTTGCAAAGCATTGTGATGACCGAGACAGCTTTGTATTGAACATACCCACACAACCCTGGCACAATCAAACAGTGTTAATTGTGCCACGCATGGGCATGCAACAAGATTCAGATCGACTGTATCTGGATACTGGACACTGGGGACCTGGAGAAGACCCTATTTTACTAGTCAATCCGCAAGGTACATTGGTTGTCAAACACAATGTACTCAACGGCATAATTACATACTCACTGGAATAATAATATGAGCAAACAACAATATAACCTCGCCACCAAAACTGACTACCTACATCGCAAGATGTTTTTGGATCCTGCTGGTCCTGTGACCGTTCAACGTTTTGAAGAAGTCAAGTACAACAAACTGGTCAAATTTGAACAAGAAGCTCGTGGTTTCTTTTGGGTGCCAGAAGAAATTTCTCTGACCAAAGATGCCAACGATTTCAAAGATGCCTCAGACACTGTGAAACATATTTTCACCAGTAACCTATTGCGTCAAACTGCTTTAGACAGCTTGCAAGGTCGCGGACCCAGTCAAATTTTTACTCCTGTGGTAGGCCTGCCCGAGCTAGAAGCCTTGGTCTACAATTGGACATTCTTTGAAACCAACATTCACAGTCGCTCCTACAGCCACATCATTCGCAACATCTACAATGTGCCCAAAGAAGTATTCAACACCATCCACGACACTCGTGAGATTGTGGACATGGCCAGTTCAGTGGGACAGTACTATGACCGCTTGCACATGATCAACTGTAGAAAAGAGTTGGGGTTGTTGGAAGCGTTCCCTGAACAAGAACATATCCGAGCTGTCTGGCTGGCCTTGAATGCCAGCTATGCCCTGGAAGCTTTCCGGTTCATGGTGTCGTTTGCCACCAGCTTGGCCATGGTAGAAAACAAAATATTCATTGGCAATGGCAACATTATCAGCTTGATTTTACAAGACGAAATACTGCACAAAGAGTGGACAGCTTGGATGATCAATCAAGTGGTCAAAGAAGATCCACGTTTTGCTCAGGCCAAGGCCGACTGCGAAGCCGAAGTGTACCAAATGTTCATGGACGTGATCCGAGAAGAAAAAGCCTGGGCTGACTATCTTTTCAAATATGGTCCAGTGATTGGTCTAAATGCTTCAATCCTCAAAGACTTTGTAGACTACACTGCTGCCAATGCACTCAAAGAGATTGGCATCAAATATCACGAGCCTGCGCCACGATCTACGCCTATTCCGTGGTTCAACAAACACGTTGATACCAGCAAGAAACAAACTGCCTTGCAAGAAAATGAATCAACCAACTATGTGATTGGTGTAATGAGTGACGCTATCGACTATGACGAACTGCCCAATCTATGATAGATGAATGGTACTACAAACGAGCCAACTGGAAAGAAACATTTGCATTGATTCCTCGACGGTGTGATCTCAGTGGTAGATGGATTTGGGGCCGTCATGTTCGCGGCACTAATTTCATCACAGGGCCTGGAGATCCAGTGATTATTAATATATGGAATCACCGACACGAACACACAATTTATAAACTCAAAGGACGACAGAAATGAAAGCAATTGTATGGAGTAAGGACGCCTGTCCTTACTGCGATCAGGCCAAGGCATTGTTGAAATCTCGCAATATTGAATTTGAAGAGCGAAACATCATGCATGGTTGGACTCGAGAACAATTATTAGAAGCTGTACCAACAGCTCGCACTGTGCCACAGATATTTTTAGATGGTAAACTCATAGGCGGGTTTACAGAACTAAGAACACATTTAACTGAAAGCAAATAATGGAAATTGGAAAAGTACACACATTCAAATTGAACTCTGGCGAAGAAATGATTGCCAAAGTCACTGCCATAGTGGGCTCTGAAGCCAAACTGCAAGACCCTGTCAGCGTGGCGCCAGGTCCGCAGGGCATGGGGTTGGTGCCTAGTATGTTTACCGCAGATCCCACACAACCATGCACACTAAATATGAACTGTGTTGCTATCTATGCAGTCACAGACGAAAATGTGCGCATGAAATATATCGAAGCAACCACTGGTATCAAAGTACCAGAAAAGAAAATTTTAGTGGGATAAAATGCCAGCAGTTCAGCGCAATGGAGATGCCAATGCCGGAGGAGGAGTAGCACAAGGTGGTGTGGCTTCGGTGCGAGTCAACAACATTGCTGTGATGATTCCAAATCAAACTGTAACTGCTCATCCTCCGTATCCACGCAGAGGTCGGAACCAACACAACAACGGCAGTCAGCTCACAGCAGGTGGCGTGGCATCTGTCCGAGCCGGAGGCAGCTCTGTTGTGGTCACAGGCGACGCTGACACCTGCGGCCATGCTCGCGTGGGTGGCAGCAGCAATGTCAGGGCAGGCTAATGGCACAGGGAATTCTAACTCCACTACAACTCACTGCCGCAGCAGGCATGTTGGCCAACCAAGGTATCAAGCCCATACCTTCAGCCCTGGCACAGGCCATTGTGACCTTTAATTCTACTACTGTGATTTCAAACTTTATTGCTGCGGTCAACAGTTACAAAGCACAAAGTTTTGCCAATCAAACCACTTTATTGAGTTTGTTGAGTATTGGTAATACAGTGTGTCCAGCCCTGGGCAACAGCATACCTGCCAGTCCTGTGGGCTCGTATCCGTATCTCAGTGCTGAATATCTTACCACTCCGTTTGATGCCACTGATGGTTCGACTTTGGATCCG